ACCTGTTAATTGGTCATTAGCTAACTCACTAACAGATTCAAAATTATATCTTAATTTTCTTTTACCAATTAAGAAATCATTCATTTCTTTAAATAAATTTTTCTTTGTATTTTCATTTACACCTGCAGATGTTCTTTTCATATTTTTAATAATACGTTCTCCAATTTTATCTACAGTTGTCATTGCTCTTTCTGCAGCATTTCTATCAGCAGAAATTTGACCTTCCATCTTATTACGTAATTCAAATCCTTCTTGTGGGTCTGAACCTCTTGCTCTTAAAGGTTTTGAAATCCATTTATCAATCCATCTATCAAAAGGTTTAGTTATTGCTTTACCTGTACCTGATTGGTTTCTTAATTTAGAAATAGTTTTCCCTGCACCTCCAATTATTCCTGTAAACCCAGCACCTTCTAAACCAAATTTTAATCTGTTAAATATTTCAGTAGTTGGATCATCTGTATCTCTTTCTAGTTCTGTAGGACCTCCTAGTAAATCACCAAAGGTTCCTGCTTCCTCTACATCAGCTACAAATACACCTTCAGCTAATCCACCTAATCCAGCACCACTAGCAAAAGCTCCTGTCTTTTCAAATCCTGTAGCTCCTTTTGAAAAAGCTTCATCAAATAATTTTTTATCTACTTTGTTTAAAGTTTTACCACTTAATTTTTTTTGAACTGCCTTAGACATATCTCCACCTAAATCTAAATACTTACCACTTCTTTTAGCAACTAAAGCACCTTTAGCTAAACCATTACCTACTTTAAAAGCAATACCACCTGGCACACCAATGTTAACAATAAGTTCTGTAATTTTACCAGCTGTTGTAGCTTCAGCCATTTCATCAAAAGGATTTATTTTTGCAAAGAACTCTTCTACTTCTGCAGCTTTATTTGTATCAGCACCAAGATCTATAAGCGTTGCGCCTAAAGATGCAAAACCTTCTGGTATTTTAAATAAACCAGAACCAATACCTGCTAACGCAGAAACAAATGCATTAGGTCTACTGTTTTTATCAGCATCAGTTTCTATGTTGCTTATGTTTTCATTTAAAAGATCACCAAGTGTGGCCATCAGTTACCTCCTATACTCGAAGATCTGTTCTTTCTCTAGCTTGTCCGTCTACTACTTCAAAGATTTTTTTAGATCCATCGGGTAATGTTATAATAGAAAAGCCTTCCTGTACCTCTAATTTTGGTATTTCAGTTTCACTTGATACAGTAAATTTCTTAACTGGTTTTTGATATTTTAATCTTAAAGTGTCTTCAATAACAGAAGCACTATCTAATCCTTTACCTGTTCCTTTGTATAAATTTTCAGAAACATATTTTAAAGAATCAATCCAACTTTTACCTTGTAAACTATCTGCAGCTTTTTGTGCCGCTATTGTAGCATCTATCTTATAGTCTATACCAGCTAATGTTTGTTTTAATTGTTCGTTCGCTCTTTTACTTGCAATCTTATCTTTAATATCTAATGTTGCTGCAGCTTGTTCTATTTTTTCTAATCTACTTGGACCCGCTGCTGCTTCAGTTTTCATAAACTCTGCAAGACCTTCTTTAACACCGCCTGTGCCTAAGAAAGAAGCAGAAGCTCTAGCTAACATATCCGATAAATCTCTACGTCTAGCTTTATCACCACCTAACATTTTTATGTAATCTTCTACTTTAAGTTCTGTAGATTCTTCTTTTTCTGTAGCACCACCAGTTCCTGTATCTTTATCATCATCGCCACCACCAACTTTTGGAACAACTTTATTAGGTTCACCACCTTTATAATCAAGATCACTCTTGACCTCTAAAGATTTATAAAAATCCTGTAATTCTTTTTTATCTTTTTCTGAAAGATCTAGATCACCTTCACCCATTTCTATATCAGATGCTTTAATATCTGCTAATTGACCACCACTATATCTTACAGGTTTAGCTAATTCATCAATGCCTAATTCACCCATTCTTGGAAATCTTTCACTTACACTCTCACCAATTTTAATTAATCCTGGTGCTTGTCTTTCAGGACTCATAAAACCAAAACCAGTTCCTGATTGAAATTTCATTGGAGATTGAAAGTTCGGATCTAAAAATCTAGGACCTAAGAAAGCTTGTTTTAAAAAATCTAAACCAGTTTTTTCACCTGCATATCCACCTGGTTCATCAACCAAACCTCTTTTAGGTTTATCTAATCCAGATGTAATCCCCGTTCCACGGCTCTCTACCTTACCACCTCTAAACATTGGTCGTCTTAATATTCTGCTCATTATCCAAACAATCCTAATTTAGAACCAATACTAGCAATACCTGTACCTACACCTAGTGCAGTTGATAATGGACTAGCTGGAGCCGCTGGTGGTGCATAACCAACAGTTTGAGTTGGAAACGCGCCTGGTTGAATTTGTGCAAGTTGTTGTCCTATTAAACCTACTTGTGTAAATGGTTGGAACTGTCTTTCTCTTTCAGCCGCTGCCGCCGCATCAAGTATTGCTTGTTGCTGTGCTTGACCTGCTTGACCTAGTTGAGTTTGGTATTGTCCTAAACCTTGTCTTGCAGCTAAATCTTGTGCCGCTGCTGCTTGTGCTTGTTGAAATCCTTGTGCTAAAAGTTGTGCTTGTAATTGTGCTCTGTTCGCTGCACCTCTTGAAGCTGTCTCAGCTGCTAATACACCTTCTCGTCCACCTCCATAAGCGCCTGCTTGAATAGCTCTATCTCTTTGAGCTGTCTGTGCAATTGCTTGTTGTCTATCAAATTCTGCAAGTGTAGTATCAATCACCTCTTGTTGATAAGGTGACATAAATTGTTCGTAAGCTTGTGGACCTGTTAGCGCTCCTAAACCTGCTGCTGCAGTTCTAGCATCTTGTTGTAATTGTGATTCTGCTGCAATCGTTGGTGCAAATTTAGATGTATCTATTCCTGTAAAACCACCAGCAGGTATTGTACCTGGTTGTAGTTTTTTAAGAGTTTCTAAAAAGGATGTAAGTGCACCTTCTATTATCGGTGCTGGTTTTGTTATTGTAGTTGTTTCTGACATTATGCTCTTGCCTCTAATCTGTTCATTGTTTCATACATTCTCTTTGCACCTTTATTAATATCTCCACCACCTGCACCTCTAACTGCATCTGCAGTCATTACGAATTCATTTTTAGAAAGTCTTGCAGGTACATCGTCTGCTCTTTCTTTTTTACCAATTGGTACGAATCCTCCACCTCTTAAATCCATCTCTTTACCACCAAGACTCATTAGGCCCCCATCTTTTTTACCTTCACCTAAAATATCTTCTTTCATACCTTCAAATTCTGCTTTTGATATTTCGCCTCTTTCATACAATTGTGGGATGTATAATTTATAGAATTCCATTTTTCTATCATCTGGCATTACACCTTCTACATCATTAAACATTGCATTTAAAATACCCATCTCTTCTGACTGACCAGGCATTATTGTTACTTTTAATTTATCTACTAAAAACTCTTTTGGTTTTTCTTCAACAGCTTCTACCGCTGCAGGTATACCACCAAATTCTAATCCTACTCTACCACCGTCCGCGTACCCCGCTGCTGAGATAGTTTCTTCAATTTCCTCATCACTAAAGTATCCAGCGCCTTCCATAAATTGTCTGATAGCTGCAGCTCTAGCTCCACTATCTGCTAATAATTCTGCTTGTGCTAATGCTTCATCTATAGCTGCTTGTTTTTCTAATCGTCTAGCATCTGCTACTGCTAAATCTGTAGTTGCTTGTGTAAAAGGAATAGCTGCTGCTTTTGCTGTTGCCATATCAAATCCTGCTTTAGTTCCACCTTTACCTAATATATCTACGGCACTTCCTTCAAAAGCTCGATTACCTGGACCTCCTCCTCCTAAAAAATCTGCGCCTTTAGCTAAATACTCTAACCCTTGATTAGTAAAACCTTCTCCACCAGCTAATTCAGATCTCATTCTAAAATAATCTCCAGGAGAAGCTAAATTTGTTTTACTTACTTGAGGCGCACTTAAGGCACCTGTTCCTGCTGCTAACAATGCAGACAGTCCAGAAAAATCCCCTTCACTACCTTCTTGTGATAATTGAGATAATAAATTAGCACCTCCCGATAATGCTGCTCGTCCAGCCATTGTTCCAAATATACCTGAGGTAGGTGCTAAAAACGGAACAGCTGCAGCTAGAAATGGTAATGCTGGTTTAATTTCATTTGGTATTACTTTGTCTAATACCTTTGAAATAGGTCTTGTTATCTTTTTTAAAAATCCCATAGTTTCTCTTTATTATATATGTTGATAGCAAGTTCGCAAAGCTTGTAAAAAGGCGAGTGTATCACAATTTACAAGGTTTTTATACATTCGTCAACGATCCTATAAATTAGTTTTGCCGCCTATTGGCAGGCTTTGTACCTTAATATGCACGCTTCTTGAGATGTCATCCTGAGTCGTATCTGTAACCTCACTATCTACGTCTTCTTGAGCCTCTGCATCTGATAGATATTCTCTATTAGTTCTAAGGTTTTTGATAGTCACCTCTACTCTAGGCTTATAAACTTTGACTGTTTTACCGTCTATAACCTGATCTTCAAATGACTCTTCTTGTTCCACAAATGGCATTATCTGTCCTCCCTGTTTATTTCTAATATCGATGCTACAACGTGTAGACGATTAGCATCTGCTGCGGTAGCTGTTAATACTTCACTTTCCTGTAATATCAATGGTTCACTTAACAACTGTTCTGTTGCGTGGCCAGCTATAGTTTTTACATCAAACAATACAAATACATTACTAGATGCATCTGTTAGTGTGAGTGTGATTGTACTTCCATTATTACTATCATCACAAACTAAAACAGATTTTACAATCGCTCTAGAGTTAGATGGTACACTATATAAAGTTGTAGCATCTGTAGTTGTTAAATCTAATTTTGCATTCTTATATATATTTGCCATTAACCTAAACCTAACCAAGTAAATCGTTCTTGGTCCTCTTTTTGTTGTGTTAAATATGTAGAGTTTAATTGCTCTATCAATACAGCAATTGCTCTGTTAATCTGTCTTTGATTATCTTCTGTGTATTCTTTTTTAGGTTCTGGTAATCTTACTACTATCTTTGCCATTATCCTCTCCTTCCATCAGGTTGTAAATCTACTTGAAATGTACCAAATCTCCAAGACTCACCAGATCCAGTATTTTCTATTTTAATATTTGCATATCGTCCTCTTGCTCTTGTATCAATCTTTTTAGTTGATGAGTTAATTGTAAAAGGACTCAATGTACTTGCAGTATCATCATCTGCAGGAAAATCTTTTACTGATATAGTAATTTGATTATTACCAACTAGTGTTTTGAAATTTGGTAAAAATCTTCTCATAGCTAGAAATACCTCACTTTGATCTTTTTGCAAAGAAAAACTAAAAGACTCAACAAAAGAAGTTAAAGCTGTTGTACTACCATCAGGATTAATTTGATCCGTTCCTACTTCGTGTTCAAACAATACACTTCTACCTAATCCAGTCTCACCTACAATGGCAGGGAAAGATCCTGTAGCAGAACTATCATATGCAGTTGCATATGGTTTTGGATATACTAATGAATCAATCCAAGTTGTTCTAATTGAGTTTGTATTTGTACCTGTGTACCAATTACCCATTGGTAATCTTGCATTATCTTGACCATAATTATAAACCACATATCTATTGTTAAATGTAGATCCAGATGTTGGATACCACCAAACAACTTCTGTAAATAGATTATTAATACCGGCTGTTACTTGTTGACCTTTTGTAGTATCAATATCATCGTAAACATAATCTTCAACAGAACAAGGTAATGTATTTACTGTACCATCAAAAGAGAAGAAACCATTGTTACCCATCCAATATGCAACACCATCAATTTCAATAGCTGCATTCTTACCAATTAATCCACAGTTTGTACCTACCTGTTCAAATCCAAATGTAAAAGGTGCACCTACAAATTTCATTGCATACAATGCATTATCAGTCCACACTAGAATATTTTCTTTTGCAACTAACGCACCCATAATTTTTGTACCATCTTGTAATCTTTGTGTACCAGCGGTGTTAGTTGCTTCAGGTGTGTAATCATTAATGTCTTCATCAACAGAGAATCTAATAAACATATCATCTTGTGTAGATGGTGTGCCTATTGTTGTCTCTGTACCAAAATGAATTAAGTGACGTGTTGTTGGTGAAATTAATGTAACTCTTGTTGCTGTAGGATTAGCAGATGTAGAAAATCCAGCTGTAGATGTTGAAGCTCTAGTTGTTAACCTTGCTGCAATATCCGCGTTCCACGTAAAAGTTTTACCGTTTGCAATAGTTGCAACCAATACATCACCAAAATTACTTAACGACCAAAGACCTGGTTCTAGTGTAATTGTTCCTGCATCAACTGCATCACCCCAACCATTCCAATCTGTTGCATTAGTAACAGTTGTACCTGTTGCCGTTGTTGTTGGAGCAGTGGTTCCTAATTGACCTCTAGTACATCCTGTTAAATCATTTGAAGATTTACCTGAGTATGTAACTAATTCTGAAGTAGCTGCATAATCACCAGAAGAAAAATCACCAATT